CCCCGCTCTCGCGGGGGAGGAGACCTGGGTTTCCAACCTTGGTCTTGCCATTTCGGCGCTCTACACAACTCGGCGTTCAGCGGAGCGTTAGAGTATCATAGGAGATGTACATATGGAACCTCGATCTAAATCAAGTGGTGTTGGCTTCGAGAACGGCTCATCTGATTATTATATCAATGCAGCTTTTCAAGGAACCACAACGGGCTACGTGAAGTATAACTTCAAACAGTCCGACGGCTGGAATATTCCAGACTATCACAAGAGAAAAGAAAGAGGCGAGCTACTCCCGTTTACACCTTGGACTCAATGGGAAGTTTCAACCTCGCAGTCGGTGCCAGAAGATCATGTGATCTACATTGGCTCCGAACATCTGCGTGATGGGAACTACCCTCTTCCACTTACTTATTGGTGGATTGATATCCAAGACCTCAAGGACCTAGCTGCCGGTTTAGAAACCGACTACTGGGTTCAAGCGGCCGCTGCTAAGATTTATAGCAGTGGGTGGGATGCGCTCACTTTCATGGCGGAACTGGGGAAAACCATCGCGATGTTTCGCGGTTTAGTTCAGCGACTAGTCCAATACATACTCGACGGCCACTTAGATAAATTGTGGCTTGAAGGTAGGTACGGCTGGAGACTGATCTATTTCGACATTCAAGACGTCGAAAAGGCTATCCGGAACCTAGATGAAAGCAGGACACGCTTCAAAGAAAGTGCTGGACATACGGAAGAATATACCGAAGTCCAATCACTGCCTGACCTTGGCTATGGTAGTAGAAGCTTCGACTTCCAAAGGACCCGACAGTTTAAAATCGGGACCAGAGGATCGATCGTTGCGGATATTACCCCGCCTAAAGTTGCATTCAACCCAGTTACGACGGGATGGGAAGTAATTCCCTGGTCGTTTGTGCTGGATTGGTGCATCAATATTGGTCAGTATTTAGAAGCAATGTCATTCCTGGCGTACTCGTCGAAACATACTGCTGCGGGAGGGATACATATCTCCTGCGAGCAGACAGTAAACCTGAATTCCCAAACTTGGAACTCGGGTTTCTCCGGAAGAGGGATGACTTTCTCTTCATCGGGGTCGGCGAAATACACCGTACGTACTCCTACGTCTGTGTCCTTTAGTCCGTTCACGAAGTTACGACTAGAAGCGTTTAAGGTCACTGACCTTATTGCGTTGCTAGCGGGGGCTCTCCGCGGAAAGTATGCTAAAAAGCTACGATCCAAGGGTTACCTCCTGTAACTTCATAACTAGGAGAAAATGATGGCAGCTATGACAACTGCACTCACAGAGTTTGCCGATAATGGTAACTCACGTACGTACACTACGACTGGTCACACAGCTCAGGAACCTGAGCTTGTTCTCCAAAAGCGTCGTGTGCCTTCAACGAATCAGACAGTACTGGAAGACACCATCACGGTGTTACACAGTACCGAAGATTCTGATGGGGTAATTCTACCCCAGAAAGTCTCGTTCTCAGTTACAGTCAAGCGTCCCATTGCTGGGATTGCTGCTGATGTGACTGCGGCGTTGGCCATCTTCCGCGACATCGTCGCGGGGGATGAATTCACCAATACCGTAGATACCCAAGAATTCCTGAGCTAAGCCATGCAAGATGGCAAGCAAGGGTTTGTCGGTTTGGATTCACTACTTGTTACTATAGTAGTGGTCCTTTCCGTCATTCTGGGTACAGTCGGTGTTTCCCTTAAACTAGAAAGCGACCCAACTAAAGGCGCTCCGTTGGAAATTCGGGTACAGAAAAGACCCGAAGAACCAATGGATGTGTCAACCAATGTCCCTGTGGAGGTGCTAAAAGGCACCAAAACTGGTTCGGAGGTTGAACTGCCTGAAGAAGATAGCGATCTAGGAGAGGAAGTTATCACGGACGAAGCAGACGAGGATTTCCTACGGGAAATTCTCGAACGTGACGTTCGGGATGGTAACCTCTTTGAGGGAGCCACTTTATTCACAATCGCGTCGATGTAATGACGCACAACTGAGAGGATCCAACAATGGACCTTAATACAATAACGTACGACGTATGTCGATGTTTTGTAAGAGACTACGAAGGCAAGATAGATCCAGATATAACGAAACGTATCCTTGGTTGGGTACGGAGTCGTAATCTGGCAAGTCTATCAACCTGCAGCGACTATTGGCCTGAAGCATTGCAACAGGTCGACACTCGTCGCTTTCTAATGCAAGTGGAGGCATTCTTCAAAAAGAATGCCGTGTACTCCGATTCCGAAAGGTGTGAAGCACAGGCTTTAAGCTCGTTTCATAGAGCTGAAAAGATCTGTCGGATCACTAATCGGCGGCTTGATTACTACTATCTTGAGCAGGATCGACTCGATCCTGATCTCAAGTTTTGGTTGTCAAAAGCCGAGGAGTACGTCACAAGCACCTTAGGCGGCGTTCAGGACTTTCTCAATGAGTTACCGAGAAGAGTCCGGGTCACTGCAGGCGCCACGCTAACCCGCTCTAGACGTCAAGCTTACCCGCACCTCAAAATATCGAGGTCGCCGGTTTGTTCAACGAAGGCTGCGCCCTACCTCCATGCTCTTTGCCATTACTTTGGCTATGAGAAGGAGTTTAAGGCAAACCTTCAAGACGTCAATCGGGTGGAGTTTGTACCTAAGAATTGGAAGACAGCGCGGACTATCGCTTGCGAACCGGAAGGGAATATCCCTCTCCAACTTGCTTTTGATAGTTACGCCAAGGATCGGCTCCGCAAACGCGGAATCGATCTGTCAGACCAGTCTCGAAATCAGAGGATGGCATACGAGGCTTCCCTCGATGGCAAATTTGCCACCGTGGACCTTAGTATGGCATCGGACACGTTGTCCTTCAATACAGTGGCCGCTCTCCTTCCTAGAGAGTGGTTTGAGTATTTGAACAACGTGCGATCTTCAAAGGCGATGGTCGCAGGCTCGAACGAGCCGATGACCTATGCAAAGTTCTCCTCAATGGGGAACGGCGCAACTTTTGCCTTAGAGACTCTGATCTTTGCTTCTGCATGCCGCGCAGTGGGCAGTAGGAACTTCAGCGTCTATGGTGATGATATTATCATAGAAACTGAGTTGGTTCCGAACCTTTTGCGTTTCATGAAGTTTTTGGGCTTCGTTATTAACAGTGAGAAGAGCTTCTGGGATGGTCCCTTTCGGGAGTCCTGTGGCGCTCACTATCACAAGGGTATGTTGGTTACGCCGTTCTATCTGCGTGAATGGACACTCCAAAAGAGTGTACTGTCCCACAATGTAAACGGCTTGGCCAGTATTGCATGCCCTGGGGGTCAGCTGGAGTCTCTCGCTACGACTATTGCAGTCGAGCAGAACCTCAAGCTAGTACCCTTTAACGAAGATAGCATGAGCGGTGTCTTTATTGACATCGCAAGTGCTTATTCCCTTAAACTGTTTAGACAGCGAGGTTTCATACAAAAGTATAAGGCTTACAAGCCCAAAACTAGCGTAGGGACCTCTTCATCAGTACGATCCTTAGTACTCTGGAACCTTGATAAGTTCCGGAGGGAAAGTGCTGATGCGACGACGTTCGCTTCAGGTCAAAGATTGCAACCCCGTTCAGGGGAAACTTTCGTTGACGCTGTGAAGAAGCGTGACGTCACTGTCATCAGAAGTAGGTACACCATTTCCAGTCACAAGTACGTGCGGAAGTGGGTCCACTGGATTCCTCCAGTGGCGGTCACACCTGTCCACCTTTACGGGTGGACAGAGGCCTTAATCCGAGCTAGAAGTTAGC